CAGCGACTTTTCGATCTTGCCCAGGCGATCCAGCAGAACCGGATCGTTGGAGCCGGACTTTTTCAATTCGGCGATCTGCTCTTCGTGCGACTTCTTGAACGCATCGAAGGCCTTACCCTGGTCTTCCAGGGCAGTCTTCAGGTCGATATCCATGTGGGATTACTTTCCGTTGAGTTTGGAGATGTTGCGGCGGATCAGATCCACCAACTCGCCATCGTCCTCATCCCGAGGTTCCGGATTGGCCTTGAAGCCGCCAGCGGCAATCGCCTTGGCAGCGCTATGCGAGTAACCCCCTACTTCCCGTAGGAAGTCCTCGAATTCACGAATTGTTTTGACGCCAGCGGCACTCTTCACATTGAACGAGCGCGCATCCAGGTCCATCGGGCTGGTTACCAGCGAGATTTCTGGCAACTTCTTGAAGTCGTAGATGGTGCGGCGGGCCTCGCCCGCCTTCTGGCTATAGGTGACTTTGCCGACCTTGAAGCCGATCGACAGGCCGTCGAGCTCGCCTTCTTTCATGGCACCGTAGATGCGCTTGCCGGATTCCGTGTCGAGATTGATAAGCCGGCCACTCGCGGCAAGACCCTTTGTGTCTTCCGCGAGATTTTCCCACTTCCCGACCGGCAGCAAGTCTTCAGGTTTCGGCATGGAATATGGCAAGCCGGCATGTTCAAGAAGCATCTTGGGCTTGCGCTGCTCCAAAACGCTCTTGAAAGCGCCGGGAACGATGCTGTCACCACCCTGGTCGATGCGGTTGAAGTTCGAGGCATAGCCTTCGAACGTGCCGTCCGGCTTATTCGACGCAAATTTGTATTCGAACTCGCAGACAAGGCGATCCATGTTTAAACCTTCGCAGGGATTGGAGCGGCCGGCGCCGGCTTCGTGCCGGGCTCAGATTGCAGCGTTACCCTCGTTGTCGGCTCTGGCTTCCCATCGCCCCACGTCACCGGATTCATGTCGTCCAGCTCGCGGATTTCGTTGACCTCAGCCCATGCCGGAGAACCGCCAGCGCCAAGCATCTTTGCAAAACTGTCCTGGCGCTCGCCAAAGGAACCGCGCATCAGCGCAGAGAGATTGAATTTGGCCTTGAGGCCCTGCATGAACTTCTCTTCGCCGATCAGCCACTTGTTGATCGACATTTCGATGCGTCGGCACCACGGCAGCAGCGTGTGCGTGACATGGGCGATGAAGAACTGCTCGGCACTCGCAAAAGTCGGGGACTGATCGCCGCCATGCCCGACCATGATCGGCATCACACGCGCCCAGCGACAGATCTCTTCAACCTGCATCTTGCGGGATTCAAGGGTCTGAGCATCAACGCCTGTAATTGTCTGCGTCAGATACTTGGCGGCACGGTCCAGGATCAGCGGGCCGCCCTCTTCGTCGGCCTGGTATTCCTTGATGAACTTGCGCAGCTGCTTGTACTGCTCGTCCTTCAGCGAACCTTCGACGGAATAGACGCCACTGGTACGCAGGCCGCCCTTATAAAGTTTGGCTTGGTCACCCTCGATCGCCATGGACAGGCCGATGGCCTCGCGGGCAACCTTGAGCATGTCCATGCCGCTGTATCCGTTCCAAGACGGTCCGCGAACATGCCAGATGAATTCTGCGGGGACTTCCCGCATGTCGCCATTCTTGCCACGAAGGGCATAGGTGAGCGACAGATCGTCGTTCTGCTTTACCGTCCAGGTGCCCGGTTCAAACGGAATAATCTCGTCAATCTCATTGCGGACGATGCTGAGAAAGGCAACGAAGTCGCCGGTCAGCGCACAGTGAAATACCAGCGTTTCGAAAAACTCGAACGGAGTCTGGATGTCATTAGGTGCCAGTGCCAGCAGCCGGTAAATGGTGCTGTCCCTGGCAAGGTCTTTGCCCTTGCCGTCTTCCCGATCCTGGTACACGTCGCAAGGCGACTGCGCGATGCCTTCCGCAATTACACGGAGGCAGGCGAACACCGTTGCCACCTGCAACGCAGTATTGACCGTTACGCTCTCGCCTGACTTCGAAGACCGGCGGCCGTAGACGTCCAAGAACGCCTGAAGCTGCCCGATGCCACCCGTCTTAAATTCTCGCCACGCGGCGCCAAGACGAGACAGCAAGTTCATTAGTTACTTGCTCCCGTTTCCCAGAATGACGTTCCGCCGGCCGCTTCCGGGTTACGGCTCATCAGCATTACGGCGTTAAAGCCCGCCATCAGCGGGTCGATCTTTGCCTTGCCGGCCGCCTGCTTGGTGATCAGGACGGCATTGCCGCGCTGTTCGACCTTGGCGTTACCGACGCACCAGACCATCAGGTCCAGGCCCGAGTGCCAGAACGTGCCGTCTTTCAGCTTCCGCTCGGTTCCCCACACGGCGCCGGATAACTTGTAGCCCTGCGAAATGCCGACGACCTGATCGCCGCCGATCTCTCGGGTTGCCAACTCATCCACCATGGCCGCGACCCCCTGGGGATCCAGTCCGACAGCCGCCTTCTCGGGCAACAGCCCCGCGTCGCGAATGCGCTCCACGATGTCAGCAACCTCGCAGATGTCCTGCGTCGCTGTTTCGCACAGTGTCAGCGTGTCGGCCTTGATGAAGTCCTGCAGGCGCGGCACGATTTCTTTGCGCCGCTCGAAAACGTCTGTTTGTGCCCATGCGTGGTTCCACATGAGCCAGTCGCGAGTCTTCTTGCACCGGCCGATGACGGCGAGGCCGAGAAGATCGTCCAGTCCGCCACCGTCAACGCCGACCACAGCGACTTCGCTGCGGTCCAGCAATTCGTCCAGGGAAAGCGCGGGATCGGCTGCCTTGTCCCAATACTCAGCGCCCGCCCAGCCATCTGTCTGAAACGCAACACCAACCTCGACGTTGAAATGCTGCGACGCCAGCAACGCCATGGCTTGTGAGCCGTCGCGCTCAGCCTTGATAAGCTGGTTCTCTAGGAACTGCTCATCCACCGAGCGGCCCATGTTGGGGTTCACCAACGGCCAGTATTTCCGTTCCTTCCAGCCGCCGTCTTTGGCGATGCTTTCCGGCAATTCATAAAGCACAGGCAACAGCGGGAGACTGATCGTGCCGGCGCGCACCGCGCGCGCCGTACTCAGTTCCTGCTTGAACACTCCGGCAGGCGGGTCTTTCGACTGGGTCGTGATCTGGATCAGAAACCCGTCAGGCCTGGCCGCGAGGGCGCCGCGCAGCTCGACAAAGATATCGGCAGCATTGGCACGCTTTGCAAAGACGTGGGTTTCGTCAATCAGCGTGCCGGTCGATTTCGACCCGGTGATGACATCGGTGTCCGCAGCCTTGATCTGCAGGTATGCCCCGGTCTTCCGGTGCTGGATTGTCTTGATGTGATCCCGGATCTGGAACAGCTTTTCCAGTTCCGGGTCGCGTTTGATGATGCCCTTCGCCTGCTTGTAAGCGATTCCCGTCACTTCGATGGTGGGCGCGACGAGCGTAAATTCTGCTTCAGGACGGCGGTTTATGATCGCCGCTGTGACCATGATGCCAGCGGCACCGGTCGATTTCATGTTCTTCTTGGGGACGAGCAGGAACAGTTCCTGGATCATCCGCCGGTTTTCTTCGACGTCATAAGACCCGAACAGGGCCTGGACGATCTGGAAGAACCACGGCCCGGCCGCGTCCCCCATCCTTGGCGTGCCGATCACGTCGGGCAACTGCAGCCGCTTGAATATCCGAAGGGCCCTGGCCGCTTCGGCGTCGAACAGCGGCAGGTCTGCGATCGGCGCTCGGCCTGAGAGAAGGCGCTCCTCCCAGTCTTTGCAGGAGGTATCCCAGCCCATCAGTTAGGCCGAGATGACGGGGCGTCCAGGTCGTCGCCCCATTCCGTGCCGGCGCCGGCCGTATTGGCAGCCTCTTGGGCCTGCTCCTTCTTACCGGTGTTCTTGGACTCGTTCAGCGTCTTGAGCGCGTTCGCCAGGTTCTTCAGCGCCCCGGCGCGGACCGGCAGGTCAACCGCCTTGTACAGGGCGTTGCGTGCCCGGGGGTCTTTGTCCCCCGCGGTCACCGTCTCGATCATCGTCTCCAACTCGCCGATGTGCGTTGTCGCCGCTTCCAGTTCGTCCATCAGCCGGACGACCAGATTCCGGCCCCGGCTGATGATCGAGCCGACGTCGCTGGCGGCGGCGGTGATGACGGCCGGCACTGCAATGATCGCGGCAGGTTCGCACTGCGAACTTGCGGGCTCGTTTCGCTTCCAGCCCTCTGCCTTGGCCTTCTTGCGGATCGCTGTGTCGGAAATCGAAAACCAGCGGGCTATCTCCCTGACTGGCTTCGATGTTTTCGTGTATTCCGCTTCGATGGCAGCCCAGTCGGGGCCGGGTTTATCTTTGGTTTGCATTCAGGTTCGCACCGGCGACTTCCCAGCAGGAAAAAAACCTCTACGTGACCCCGACGCCGGTGTTCCCGACGATGGCGTTCCAGAGATTTAGGCCCCCCTGGGGGCCTGGGCTGGTCGGTGACGGCGGGCGCCGCTCGGGGCGCTACATGGCTATGGGTGACGATGGCAGGCCGTCTGCTGCCTCGCCTGCTGCGAACTGTTCAGTACCAGACACCTTGCGGTGCGGACTGTTCCTCACGCTGCTTGGCGCCTGAATGGCACGGTGCACAAAGGGTCCAGAGATTGCGTTCGTCCCAGAACAACCGCTCGTCGCCGCGGTGCGGACGCTTGTGATCGGCCACCAACTTCGACGTGTCATGCTCAAGGCGACCGCACATGCGGCACGTGAACATGTCGCGGAGCAGGACATCCTTGCGAAGCCGCTTCCACCTGGCCGTGCCATACAGACGACGGAGTGGTGAGGGTGGTGCGACGCGCTGATCCTTGGCTTGCGGGTTCTGGGTATAGGCTACCCGCGGCGCCAAGGTCGGCAGTGCCGAGCCCAGGTTCGTGAGCTTGCCCACTAGACCCCGCGCAGCCTGATCCACTCTGCACGCGCCTGACGCACATGCTTGATGCTCTGCTTAAGGGTCTCACCTGTGTCGATGTCGAAGATGAAATGGCTACCGTCAGGTGCGAATGACCAGGACAGGTTGCGCATCAGCTACTTGCCTTCGGGACGCTTGTCCAAGCCCTGGCTGGCCAGCACTTCAGCCACGTCATCGACATGCAGGCAGTCGCACATGCATGCATAATCGTTCACCGGCTGCACTGCAGCGATGTTGCCGTTGCAGTAGTCGTTTCCGGGCACCGCACTGTGCAGCACGCCATAGGACACGACCTTGCCGCCTTCCAGTTTGACGATCTTGTCGCCGTTCTTGGCCTCGCGGCCGTTCCTATAGTGCATGGGGATTCTCCATCAGGTGTGTGTGGTAGCCTGCTCACGCACTGTCGGACGCTTTTTGGTCAAAGACACCTATGCGTGTGTCGTCCCGGCTGAGAGCAGGCTATTTGGAGCGGATAGACGGGATCGAACCGACGACATGCGGTTTGGAAAACCGCTGCTCTACCGACTGAGCTACATCCGCAGATTACTGTTTAGACTCAGCGACTTTTACTGCGCGAGACCAGATGCATGTGTCCCTGTGAGGCAAGCCTCGCGATCCCTCTTCGCAGAAGAAGCAATACGAATAATCGCCGTCTTCCACGACGACAAATGGGTTGATTGCAGCGAGGGCATTCAAAACTGAAGGGGCATCATCTGGTTCATCAACAGAGGCCATTGAATCAGACGCCCTCACGAAAAAGCCCGCAGCGGTTTCCCGGCGGGCTGTGTCTGGTGTCCTGCCGACGCAGAAATACACCATATGCTTTTTATGTTCCTGTTTCCGGAAAGGTGCAAGTGGGTTTTTCTGGCAAGTGGATATTATTTAGTGTTCACGTGAATACTATTTATCTGCGTCCG